TCCCCTCCCGCCCTCTAGCGTAGGGGCGCTGCCCCCTAGAAGTCAACCCCTGGCTCATAAGTATTTCTGATGTCGCCCATAAGTTACGCTGATCAGAAAACCCGTTGCAGGGTGCCCGCGATGCTGTAGGATTCACACATCGGCAACCAACCCACATGGCACACACCGATTCGATCATCGCAATGTATTTCCAGAGCAACACTCTGGACAGGCAGATGGGTGCCCAATGGTATCACAACGCCTACCAAGTTTGTGTTACTTTGGGCGAAAAGTATGGGTTCTGCCCTAACACCGTGGCAGGTGTTATCGCTGCACTTTCTCCTAACAACAAATGGGAGAGAAATGTAGAGGATGCTGAGGCAATGCTTCGCGCCTATTGTTATGATCTCCCCTGGGATTCTGTGAGCGTTTGCAGTTACTCTGCAAACAAAGATAAGGCACAAACTATCATCGAAATGATGCTAGATTCTGATGATCTTATCTGCAAAGTTCTGCGGGGAAACAAAACAATCGCCTTCTATCATTGCATCGCAAAGGATGGAAATTCTGACACTCCCTGCATTGATGGTCACGCCTACAATGTATGGAACGGAAGTGTAACTAACCTGAAAGCAGTTCCTGCTATGTCAGACAAAACTTTCGCCATGATTCAAGATGCTTACCGTGACGCCGCTAAGTTAATCTCTGAGGTGTCGGGTTCTTATCATTCAGCGGCGCAAGTTCAGGCGATCACATGGGTCGCGTATCGTAGGATACACAAAGGTCTGATCTGATTCTAACATTCAGGGGGGTGCAATTCCCCCCACAATTCTTCACAACAATGGCACACTATCCTTCCCGCCTTCGTTTCAAACTTCCCGCCGAAAGAATCGCTGAACTTGTTGAAAAGAACTGCACCGTCCTAAGTGATGAGGAATGGATGCAATTTTTTGAGCAAGTTAACATTATTTCGGATTGTAACGAAACGCCCGATCTGGTCACACCCTGACCCCCTGACCCCTTAAGATACATTCAAGCGGGACACAGATCCCGCACAACCCCAAACCGATCATGTTCGCTTCGATCATCCGCGCCGCGATCCGCACCCGCCTGATCAACGATGGCCCCCAGACCTGCAGCGACCTTGTGCGCTCTATGGGTCTTGACCCCCGTCGCCATAAGGGCACCATTCACGCCCTTATGGTTGATCTGGAAAAGGCGGGCACCCTGTCCGCCACCCGTTCCGATAACGGAAAGCGGGATCTGTGGTTTGTGAACTTTGAGCAGATCAGAAAGCGCGATCGTTTGATCGCTGCCCTCTCTGGAATCTGAAGAAATGTTACAGGGGGCACGACAGGGTGCCCCCCATGCTCTAAGATACATTCAAGCGGGAAACAAACCCGCACAACCCACACCTGAAAATGACTTTCGATCCTTTCGTTTGTGATTCTCAAATTGAAGAATACATCCCCACAGAGGATGATTGGATGACATTCTATGATGATGATCAGGAACTGGAAATGTACTCTCTAGAGTGTTGCTTCGGTCCTGAGGAATGATACAATCGGGGGGCAGCAATGCCCCCCCTACATTCACACTATCATCACCACAATGAAATTCGCAACTTCTCTCTCAATCGCTGAATTCTTCTACCTTGGCGTTAATACTGAAGCGCCGAAAGATGATGAGCAGTTCGGGTTATCAATCGGCAGACTTTACATCGGTTTGTATAACAATGTTCTCAGCATTGGTATGCTTGACGATAAAGGTTGCCTGCCTTAATTAACACTTTGGGGGCGCTTCGTTCTTTATACTTAGCGCCCCCTTTTCGTGCGGACAGTATACCTATAAGATCTCGTTATGACAGTTAAATCGATTGATTAGTATCCCTTATGCCGCGCCCTGACCCCGTTTTAAAAGTCACTAACTACCCTAACCTACAGAGGTGACAAAGAGCGAGAGTGATATAACGTTTATATAAAAAAATTTTTGGAAAAATTTTCCCGCTTAAAAAGGTCGCAGAAACCCTACAAGATGTGTTATAATTGTTACATATATAAAATGTCTACACAGACTATTACTATGGATAAGATTTACCACGTTTACGACAAGGAAAATCATTGTATTGCTTCGGTTCTATCCGAGGACGAATTTAAAAAAGAATGGGAATCAAAAACTAAAGAATCGGAAGTAGAATACATAGAATTGGAAGTCAATAAAGATGTTCTACAAGATTCTTCTTATTGACAAACTGGTTTAACCCTGATAAAATTGACCTGAAGAAACTAAATTAACATGGCAAAAGGATTCACTGTAAAAGCCACTGCTCCAACGCAACCAAAGGAACAGTGGGATTATGATGCAATTAGAGAGAGGATGCGAGGCAAGACAATTGTCTTCTGTCTCCCAGGACGTGGTTGTTCTTATCAATTTTTAAAGTCCTTTGTACAACTCTGCTTTGATCTTGTACAAAACGGAATGAGTATTCAAATCTCACAAGATTATTCTTCCATGGTAAACTTTGCACGTTGCAAGTGCCTTGGTGCGAACGTTCTTCGTGGTCCTAAGCAAGTGCCTTGGGATGGAAAACTTGAGTATGATTATCAACTTTGGATTGATAATGACATTGTGTTTAACACAGAAAAATTCTGGCAACTCTGTGATCTCGCAGTACCTGGACCAGATAAAGATGGAATTCCACAAGAAGAAAAAGAAATCGTTGCTGGCTGGTATGCTACTGAAGATGGCGTAACTACCTCAGTTGCTCACTGGCTTGATGAGGATGACTTCCGTAAGAACGGTGGAGTTATGAATCATGAGACTGTTGAATCAATGGCGAAGAGACGCAAACCATTCACCGTGGATTACACAGGTTTTGGTTGGGTTATGATTCGTAAAGGAGTCTTTGAGCGTCTTGAATATCCTTGGTTTGCTCCTAAGATGCAAGTCTTTGAATCTGGAGCAGTACAAGATATGTGTGGAGAGGACGTATCGTTCTGTCTGGATGCAAAAGAGGCAGGCATTGAAACGTGGTGCGACCCACGGATTCGCGTTGGACATGAGAAGACTCGCGTAATCTGATGGCAGAGAAACTTTATAACCTCTGCTATAATGGCAGAGCGTTATATCAAAATTTAACTCTTGAAGACTGCACTGAGATTCTTCAAGAGTTATCTGAACGCTTTTTCTCGGGGGAAGATATCGACCCCAATCTTATTTCACTTGAACCCTTATTTGAAGAATAATTATGGCAGTTAGGAAGTCTCTTACAAACAAAATTGTTATTGAGTCAAAACCGAAAAAAACTCGGCAAGGAATGGGCAAACATACAAAGTACGCCGCAACGTCTCGTAATAAAGCAGGTAAAAGATATCGCGGACAGGGTAAATAATACAGATATTCATTTACTCTATGGATTTTCCAGATACACATCAAGAATGGGAATCTATTCACCCCTCTGATTTGTGGATCTACAATAAATTAATGTTAAGTCGGGAATTAGGATATCTTTGTGGTCCAACTGGATCATATGTTCCTAAACCCGACTTTTATATTGTCCGCCCGATGATGAATTTACTTGGAATGAGTCGTTACGCCCGTAAAGATTTCATTTATAAGTATACAGAACACTATCATCCAGCGGAATTTTGGTCAGAAATCTTCCATGGACACCATATAAGTGTTGATTTTAGAGATAAAAAGTCGGAATTAGTCGTTTTGGGTACAAAAGACCCGACTGATCCTCTTTACAAATGGGAAAAATGGGAAAAACTCGATCAAGAAGTGCCTTTTCCCAAAATTTTAAACAGTTTAGTTGGCAACTATGAGTGGATTAACTGTGAATTCATCGGAAATCACCTAATTGAGGTGCATTTTAGAATAAATCCCAACTTTAGATACGGAAATACGGTTGCAATTCCAGTTTGGAAGGGTGATGAAGCAGTAAACAGTGAAAATTATAACTATATTGAGGATGAGAGTTACTTAAGATCTGGTTTTTACATTGATTAACGGGATAGCAACCCCGTAAAAAGTTCTGTTAACCCTTAAAAGGAGCAACAGATGGCAATTCATCCAAATCCCGATAGAGACTCTGATTATATGAGGTCTACTTGGGGCACAACTAGCTTAGTTACTGATTATTGGTCAAATCCAAAACCACAAAAAATGCTTAGGGAGATCGCTAACGACGATAAGACACCTAAAAAGCATGATTTTGAAGTGCAAAATGAACTTCATGAGAAGATTCGTAATGATGAAGACTATGATGATTGGTCTTATGGAACAGAACCAAGTTGGGGGCACAAGTGGTAAAAACCACTATAAATAAGTTATCATCATATAAAAAATAATGCCCGCAGAACGCATCAGCGTTGGTTTTAGAGATTTAAGTCTCTCGTTAAGATCCAATCCCTTAACGAGAGATTTAGTCATTTTAAAAAATGAAACTGCAATTGCTCGTTCTGTTCAAAATTTGGTTTTGACAAATGTTGGTGAAAAATTTTTTGAACCCAACATAGGAACCAATACATCTGCTTTATTATTTGAAAATATTGATGTTTTTACTGCTAATGCATTAAGCACTCAAATAACAGAGGTCATAAAAAACTACGAGCCCAGAGTTGATGTGCTTGAAGTTATTGTTACCCCAGATTATGATGAGGGGGCAATGGGCGTTTTAATTAAGTATTTAATAGTTGGAATTGAAGCCCTACCACAACAGTTAGAATTCGTATTACTGCCAACCAGATAAATGTCATTAGTTAACGTATCATCACTAGATTTTAATGATATTAGAGAATCTATCAAGAGTTTTTTACGTTCTGATGGTAGATTTACAGATTATGATTTTGAAGGATCAAATTTTAGCATCTTACTAGACACATTAGCATATAACACTTATATTAGCTCGTATAATGCTAATATGTTAACTAATGAAGTATTTTTAGATGGTGCTACACTAAGAGAAAATGTAGTATCTCTTGCTAGAAATTTAGGGTATTTACCAAGATCTACAAGAGCATCCAGAGCACAAGTATCATTTTTTATAAATTTAACGGGATATGCTACAAACCCAATCAGCATAACTTTAAAAAGGGGAATAGTTGCAACCTCAAATGCATCATTTAGCAACTTAAATTATGTTTATTCAATTCCAGATGATATTACTGTTCCAGTCTCAAATGGGGTAGCAAGTTTTCCTAAAATTGATATCTATGAAGGATCATATATTCAAGATACTTTTACCGTAGATAGTCAAAATAAAAATCAAAGATATATTCTAAACAATCAAAATATAGATACAAGTTTAATTAGAGTTACTGTTAGAGAGAATAAAAATAGTAATATTAGCAGAATTTATAAGTATGCAGATAATTTAACGGCAATCAAAGCAACTGATGATGTATTCTTTTTAAATGAAATTGAAGATCAAAGATATGAATTAATTTTTGGTGATGGATCTTTTGGTAGTAAATTAAAAGATAACAATTATATTATAGTAGAATACGTTTCTACTAATGGTGCAATATCAAATGGAGTTTCTTCTTTTACATTTGCTGGAAGATTAGTTGATAATAATGGAAGTCCAATAACATTTGATGAACCGCTATTGAGCGTCATCGAGGTTGCTGGATATGGTGCAGATATAGAATCAATTGCATCAATTAAAAAATTAGCTCCGAGAGTATATGCATCTCAAAATAGAGCAGTTACTGCTTCTGATTATGAATCCCTTATTCCAATAATATATCCAGAAACAGAATCTGTATCTGTATTTGGTGGAGAAGAATTGGATCCTCCAAAATATGGAAAAGTTTTTATTACAGTAAAACCAAAAAATGGTTCATATTTACCTAATAACATTAAGGATAATTTAAAGGTAACATTAAGAAAATATGCTGTAGCTGGAATTGTTCCAGAATTTATAGACTTAAAGTACTTGTACATTGAATATAACTCAAAAGTATATTACAACACAAATCAAGGTGCTCCAAACTTCTTAAAGAATGAGGTTCAAAATACTCTGCAAAAATTTGCTAAATCTGATGAGTTAAATAGATATGGTTCTAGATTTAAGTATAGTAAATTTTTAAAGTTAATAGATGATTCTGCACTTGCAATAACTTCAAATATTACAACAATTCAAATTAGAAGGGATTTAAAAGTCAGATTGAAGCAATTTACTGAATATGAGATTTGTTTTGGTAATGAATTTCACATAAAAAATTCTAGTGGTTATAATTTTAAAACAAGTGGTTTTTCAGTTGACGGAATTACTGGAACTGTCTATTTGTCAGATCTACCTCATGCTGAAGGATTTGGTAGTGTATTTTTATTCAAACTTGACGCATCCAATCAACCAGTAGTTGTAAGAAAAAATATAGGAAGCATTGATTATATTAAAGGTGAAATTAGACTCAATGCTTTAAATATTTTACAAACATCTAAAAAATCTTTTGGTGATGATATTATTGAATTTTCTGCAATACCAAAATCAAATGATGTTATTGGTAAACAAGATTTGTACTTACAATTAGATAATACAAAATCAAATATTAGTATGATTGCAGATGTTATTTCATCTGGAATTGACATCTCAGGATCACAATACATAGTATCATCTAGTTACTTAAACGGCGAATTCATAAGGTTGTAAAAATATGAAGAACAGAGTTAATATTAAAAATTTAGTTTCAGACCAATTACCAAGTTTTGTTAGAGAATCTTACCCAGATTTTGTTGAATTTCTAAAAAATTATTATGAATCGTTAGAATTTCCTGGTGGTCCTTCAGATATATTAAACAATATAGATGAATACACTAAAATTGATAATATTACTGAATTAACATATTATACAGAGTTAACACAAGACATTGAATATGGTCCCACAGATATTTCAGTAACTGATACTTATGGATTTCCTCCAAATAATGGAATTATAAAAATAGATAATGAATTGCTTCTTTATGAATCTAAAGATAATACGACATTTTTTAATTGTATTAGAGCCTTTACTGGAATTACTTCGTATACACAATCAGATACAGACACATTAAATTTTGAATACTCTATCGAAGATGTTCATGCTTCTGGAGCAATCGTATATAATTTACATGCTCTGTTTTTAGCTGAACTTTATAAAAAATTTAAAGCTCAATATACTCCTGGTTTTGAAGATATTCAGTTTTATGAGGAATTAAATGAAAAAACCCTAGTTTCTAGGTTGAAAGATTTTTATACTTCAAAAGGAGCAAATAGTTCATTCGATGTTTTGTTTAGATCTGTTTGGGGATCTCCAGTTTCAATTATAAAACCTAGAGATTTTTTAATCCAACCATCAGATGCAGACTACAGAGTAACTAGAGATTTGGTTGTTAAGCAACTATCTGGTAATCCGCAGGATTTAGTAAATAGAACATTATATCAAGATGAAACTGCTGTTATACCAAAAGCAGTTGGATCTATAACCAATGTTGAGCAATTATTTAAAGATGGAGAAGAATATTATAGATTAAGTTTGGATTATAATCCCGAGTTAGAAACTTTTAATTTTACTGTACACCCAAAAACTAAAATCACCAATCCAGTTGGAGTTGGACAAACATATTTGGATGTTGACTCAACCCTTAGTTTTACTAATTCTGGAACTCTTGTTGTAAATGATAATGGTGTAGAGTATCAATTCAATTACTCATCAAAAAGTAGCACTCAGTTTTTTGGACTTTCTGCCCCAGTTGCAATTGGATTGAATGAAGATATTTCAACACCTGATTATGCATATGCACTTTCAAATTCTGGAGAACAAATAAAGGTAAAAATTACTGGAGTTCTTGGAGACTTAGAATTTGATCGTGATGCATCATATTATTATGAAGTTGATGACCAAATTGAAATTGTTTCTTTGGGAGCAGATACAACTGAACAAATAAGAACTACGTGGATAAACAATGTAACACCAGAATATGAAATTGAGCAAATAACTCAGGTTGCATTAAAATTAAATGGCGCTGCTCAATATAGAATTAGAACATTTGATCCTAATATTTTTACCTTGGGTGACATTGGAACAATTAAAGGTAGTGATGGAAATCAGTACAATATTTTTGTTATAGCGGTATCTAATAAGTATGAATTTGACGTTAATTTAACAACAAGAATTAATACAACTTCTGTAAAATATTCGATAAGAAAGGGTGTATCAAAAGCTCTTAGCAATAATCAACCTGAAATTAATATAATTTCTGCAGATGTTCAAAACGTATATACTGACGATGATGATACCTATGTTGTAGCATCATCATTACCAAATTATTATAATACACCAATTATTGTTGAAGATCTGTCAGTAACGTTTACTGGACAGTATGATGGATATGATATTAATATTGGATCTAACTCTTTTATTAGTGGAGAAGCTGTATATTATTCTAGAAATAACAATATTGGATTAAATATTTCTGAAGGTCAATATTTTATCTTTAGAGTCAATTCTAGTACGGTCAGATTAGCTACAAGTAGGGCAAATATTAGAAGTGGACAATTTGTTTACGTATTTGGAACAGTATTTAATAATAAAATATCACTATTAAAATATCAAGGCAGAAGAATACAATCACAAGATTTAGTTAGAAAGTATTCAGCGCCAGTTGATGATGACATCGTAGAAAATAGAATTACAAAACCAGGAACAATAGGTCAATTTTTAAATGGTGTTGAAATATTAAATTATAAAACTTCTGATACAATCTATTCTGGTCCCATACAAGAGATTGTAGTTTCTTCATCTGGTGATTCAAATTATGATGTAATCAATCCACCAGTCCTAGTAATTTCAGATAATATTGGAGTAGGAAATACCGTTTTTGGTACTGGTGCCGAAGGTGTTTGTAATGTTGTAGGATCATTATCAAGAGTTAATATCTTGGATAAAGGTTTTGATTATGTTGCTGAACCAAAAATAACAATTTCTGGTGGTAATGGAGTTGGTGCTGAGGCAAAAGCAAATCTATCAAAAATAGTTTATAATGTTACATTTAATGCTGGAAGTTTATATGATCAAGTAAATCTAGTAACAAATACAATTGGATTTACTACATACCATAAATTTAGAGACTTTGAGAAAGTAATTTACAACTCTCAAAATCAAACTAAAATTGGTAATTTAGTCGATGATGCAATTTATTTTGTGAGAGTTATTTCTCCAACTGAAATTAAATTACATAATACTCTTGACAATGCTATTGCTGGTATTAATACTGTATCTTTTGGTTCTTATGGAGAAGGTTTACAAAGATTTTCAACTGCAAATAAGAAGAATGTAATTTCTTCAATTGAAGTTATAAATCGTGGTAAAGGATATACTAATAAAACATTATTTTTTGATGAATTATCGGTAAATACATTTGATAACTATATTCAAATAAACAATCATGGTTATAGCGATAAAGAAATTGTTTTATTTGAATCTGATGGAGTTCTTCCTGTTGGTCTAACAACTAATACAGAATACTATGTAAAAACTATTGATAAAAATAAATTTAGAGTTGCTAAATCCGAATCTGTTGGAGTTGGAAGTACTGTTACTAGTGATATTAATTATATTAACAGAAGGTTTATTGATTTTTCAGATGGTGGAACAGGAAAACATAGCATAAAATATCAACCAATTACAATTAAAGTAGAATCCCCGATTGGAGTAACAACATTTGCTGGGCAAGATTTTACATGTAAAGTTGTACCTGTTTTTACAGGAGAAATTGTATCAGTATCTTTAAAAGAGAAAGGAGATAACTATGGAGATCCAAGTATTGTAAATTACAATAGACAACCAAACATTTCACTAATTAATGGAGAAAATGCCCAAATAAGTGTAATTGTATCATCCCAAGGAAAAATTATTGGAGCAATTGTTAATAATACTGGTTCTGGATATAACTCTCCACCTTTACTAGAGGTTTTAGGATCTGGTTCTGGTGCGATTTTAACTCCAGTTATTGTTGATGAAAAAATAGTTGATGTAAGAATAATAGAAAGTGGATTTGGATATAACCAAGTAGATACTAGTGTTAGAATTAAATCGACAGGAAGCAATGCACAATTCCAAGCTAATATTACTGCGTGGACAATAAATCAAATAGAAAGATTATTTGAATCTGAGCAAGTAAAACCAGATGATGGCATAATCACAACTCCACTGGCATCTGACCGTGGATTACAGTATACTCATGGTTATCCTGCTAGAGAATTAAGAAGAAAACTTCTTGCAACTTCCTTAGATATTGTGGGAAATAGAGTTTATCGTGCAGATATTGAAAATGACAATAATCCAGAAAAGTATCATTCTCCAATTATTGGTTGGGCTTATGACGGAAATCCAATATATGGACCTTACGGATATAGGGATAAAGAAGGTGGAGCAGTTGTTAGATTAAATTCTGGATATGAATTAAAATTAAAACCATATAGACCATCAACTGCATTATTCCCTCCAGGATATTTTGTTGAAGATTATGAATTTACAAATAATGGTGATTTGGATGATCATAATGGCAGATATTGTAAAACTCCAGAGTTTCCAAATGGAATTTATGCATATTTTTCAACATTCAATAATTTAAAAGAAGCTTCTGGTCCTTTCAATGGATATTTAAAACCAGTGTTTCCATATGTAATTGGTAATACTTTTAATTCAAAAGTAATCCAGTACAACTTTGATCAATTATCAAATTTAACTTATGTGGATGTTTATAATTCTGGATGGATTAGACATACATCTTCTCTTGGATTGTTATTAGATAAAACAAAATATCAAGGATTTATTAGACCAGATACATTTGCACGAGGATTTACAGAAGTTACAAGTGTAAGTCCTGGTCAATTAGATCAACTTCAAATCATTGCTCCAGGTGACAACTATTCAGTGTTGGATAATATATTTTTTAATAGTCAAGGTACTGGTGGATCTGGTGCGTATGCTAGAATTTCAGAAATACAGGGAAGAGATGTAGATACAATTTCATATTCTTTTAGTAAACTTTCTGGAGTTGAGTTTACTCCTTTCGGTTCACCTGGAAAATATGTTGGATTTGCAAGCACATCTCATTCTTTAATTAATGGTGATATTATTTCTATTCAAAATTTAAATATTCTTTCTACAGATTTTGCATCATCATATACAATTGGAGTATCTACAAATACTTTAACACTATCTTCTGATATACAAACACCAGCTCAAACTGGAATTGTTACTTATATTAATGTTGCTGGAAATTTAGCGTTCCCAGTAACATCAGTAAACGATGTGTATAGAATAGGAACAGAGAAAATAAAAATTATAAGCATTCATCCAAACGACTCAAGAATGAGAGTCTATAGATCTTTTGGTGGTTCTGTTGGATCTGCACATTCTTCTGGCACTTCACTTATAGAATTAAGTAGAAAAATAACATTTAATAGTGGATTTAGCACATCAACTGAATACAAACTCAATAGAGAAGTATTTTTCGACCCTAGAGAGTCTGCAATTATTCCTTCCGAAAATTTAATTTTATACTCAAATCCAATTCCACCTTCATTAGTTCCAACAGCTTGGGATTATTACACATCAGGAATTGGGACTGGAACGGTAGAATATTTTACAATAAATTCTCCAGTTGGTGGAAATGATGTTGCTAAAGTTTCTTTTGCGTCCACCACTGGTTCTTCGGACGCTTTTGGTTTAAAATATGAACCTGTTTCTTTATCATCAGACTATAATACTCTTTCCGTATTTTTAAAAGGACAAAACGGTGGAGAAAATGTTTATATTATTTTGGACGATGGATCAATATATTATTCTCAACTAGTAACATTAACAGATGAATGGAGAAGATATTCCCTGGTTGCACAAACTGCCGCAGGATCCCATAGAGTAAGAATTGGTACTTTTGGTACTCAAGGATTAACTTTAAATTCTGTTCCTACATTTTATGTTTGGGGAGCTCAAGTTGAACTTGGGCAATTAACAAGTAGTTATTATTCAACATCTGGATCTGCACTAACCAGAGCAGAGAAAAAATCTGGACTATTATTCTTTAGCAATCCAGGAGTAACAGAAAAAAAAGGTATCCAAACTATAGTTAATACTTTTTACGTACCAGAACATGGATTTAAAACTGGAGATAAAATTAACTATAATGTTGGACATGGATATACTGGCGTAAGTGTTTCTTATGGTACAACAACTACCCCATTAGTTAATAATCAAGTTCTTTATGTTGCAGCATACAATAATGATTTTATTGGTGTGTCTACACAGAGAATTGGTATAGGAAGCACAGGTGGATTTGTTGGAATTGGATCAGATATTCTAGAATTATTTAAAATTAATGACTATGGTACAGGAGAAGTTCACAGCATAAAAACTGATGAAATATTAACTATTCGTGGAGATGTTTATAAAAAAACAGCAACAGTTGTTACTCAAAGAGAACATGGATTATCAAATGGTGATGTTGTAAATTTAAAGGTAATTTCTGGAATAACATCTACAATTTATTTAAAATATGATGATGTTAATAGAAGGTTATTAGCAAATCCAAAACAATTTATAGATACTGATATAAATTTATCTAGAAATAGTATTACTATTCCAAATCATGGATTTAGAACTGGTCAAAAAGTAATATATAATTCACAAACACCATCTAGTGGATTAGTAAATTCTAAATTATATTATGTTATTGTCCCTGATGACAATACGGTATTACTTTCTCACATTTATTATGATAGAATATCCTCAAATGATGCGATCCAAATTGTAAATATTGGTACACAAGCAGCTGGAGAATTGTCTTCAGTAAACCCAGAATTATTTGCTGTAAAAAACTCGACTATTTTATTTGACTTATCAGATCCAACTTTATCTGCAAATTCTATTCCAGCATTCCAATTTGATTTATTTGTTGACCCAGAATTCCAAAAACCATTCTATACTTCCCCATTAAATAGGGGTGCATTTAATGTTAGAAAGAGTGGGGTAATTGGAGAACCAGGCGCAAAGGTTGAACTTGTCATAAATGATACTGTTCCAACCTCTTTATACTACACATTATCTCCAATTAGATATTCTGGTGCTACGTCATCAAAACTTGAAATCATCAATGATAAATTTAATATTTTAAATCCAAATAAGCTGTCTATTATTGATAGTAAGTATAATAGAATTACGGCAATTTCAGGAATAACTACAAACTCATTTAAATATTCATTAGAAGTAACACCAGAAAAATATAGTTATTCTTCTTCTGAGGGTATATCCACTTATACAACCCAGTCCCGAACTGCTATAGGACCTGTAGCAAAAGTTACTATTGATTCTGGGGGAAGAAATTATATTCGTCTTCCAAATGTCACCCAAATTGTTAGTGGATTAGGAACTGCAGCACTATTTTTACCAAGAAGTACTACTATTGGTAAAGTTAACAGTGTTGTTCTTACTGATATTGGATTTGATTATCCATCTGATAAGACATTAAGACCTCTTGCAAATTTACCATACACTTATAAAATTGAACCACTGTCAAAATTTAAGAGAATTCAAATAGTAAATCCTGGAATTAATTATTTTGTTGCTCCACAATTAGCTGTTGTTGATGGATTTACTGGAAGAGTTAATACTGAAGTTTCTCTTGAATATGACATTGGCGATACAGAAGTTCGGATTATTAGAAATACTACAGGTCTGTATAATGTTACTCCAAAAATTATACCAATTAATAATCCAAATGGAGTTAGAATTGATAATATTGTATTTGACCCTGGAACTTTAAATGTTACAGTTTCATTTGCTGTGACATTCTCAAGTGCTCAAGATTATCCTTTTATTGTTGGTGAAAAAATTATTATTGAAAATACCAATGTTGATGCTAACTTTGGTGGTAGGGGGTACAATTCTGCGGCATATGATTATAGATTATTCAGAATCTTATCTGCAAATCCTGATGTTGGTGGAGATAATCCAACCATAACATTCAATTTAACTGGATTTTTAAACCCAGATGAAGAACCAGGAATATTTGATAATTTTGAGTCTTTTGGAACAGCAACTCCAGAATCATATTTTCCAATCTTTGACATCGATTTGGAAAAAGATTCTTTTAGAGTTGGGGAAACTATTGTTGCTCAAGATGGTAATTTTGGAGTGGTACAATCATATGATAGAAGAAATGAGTTTCTTAAAATAAGGTCTAAGAGAATATTTAAGGTTGATGATTTAATTATTGGTGCATCGTCGCAAAATAAAGGATTAATATCTTCTGTTGATGGAATCCGAGCAAAATATTTAATCTCATCAAATAGTATAACCAAAAAAGGTTGGTTAAAACAAACTGGAAAATTGAATGAATCTTTCCAGAGAATTCATGATAATGACTATTATCAGTATTTTTCATATTCTGTTAGATCTCCAATTGAATATCAAGTATGGAATCCCTTGGTTAGTAACTTAACACATACTGCAGGATTTAAAAAATTCAGTGAGTTAACAATTGATTCATACGATCCATCAATAGTAGGATTATCAACTAGTCAAGATTTAAACGCATTAGTTGCTATATCTGATCTAACTCAAATTGTTGATTTAAATTCTATAAAAGATTTTGATATTGCTAGGGAAAAAAGTATTCAAGTTAATAATAGTTTAGTATCTAATGAAATATTGTTTAATTTACCCTTCTTAGCACAATATCAAGAATTCATTGGAAATAGAGTTTTAGCTATAGATGATTTTAGTGATCAATTTAATGGAGTCAATAGGGGATTTGAATTAAAAACCCAAAATCAAACTATTTTTGAAACTATTTTTAATGGTAGTGATTCAACAATTATATCACAAGCAGAAGGATCTATAAATCTCAAAAACCATTTCTTCGTTAGTGGGGAAGAGGTAGAATATATTCCACCAGACAATGATTTTGCAAATGCAATTCAAATTTCTCCTAGTGACTTTGGTCCTGGAATTGGTACAACATCCAGATTACCAGCAAGATTTATAATTATTAAACAAGATAACCAAAAAGTAAGAGTTGCCACTTCAGCAACAAATGCATTGTTATTTAATCCAATTGGAGTGGGAATAACAGGAGTGGGGATAGGAAGCACTCATATTATTAGAGCAATATCACCTAATAATAGAATGTTGATTACCATTAATGGTACTATTCAATCTCCAATTGTTGGTACAGCGTATACAACAGCGTCTTCAGCATCTATTGGAATTGGATCTACAAATATTAATGTTGTAGGTGTTACTTCTATTTTTAGTGGGGATCTTCTTCAAATTGATGATGAAATTATTCTAGTTTCTGCAGTAGATGCAAGTACAAATACATTAAATGTAAAAAGAGCTTGGATGGGTTCCACAGAAAACACCCACGCATCAAATACAGTAATTACTAAATTGGTTGGTAATTATAATGTTTTAAACAATAAGATACATTTTTCTGAAGCAATGTGGGGAAGTATTCCCGTTGGTTTTGGAACAACTGCAACATCTGCAAATGAAATAGATTATACTGGATTAACAACAAGTTCTAGATTTAGTGGTAGAGTATTTTTAAGATCATCCCTAAATCAAGGATTTACAACAAACTTTATTAAAGCATACGATAATAATTATGTTTTTGATGATATTTCACCACAATTTAATGGCATTACAACAACATTCACATTAAAATATCAAGGAAATGATATCGACAATATTACTGCTAGTAATACAATTATATTAATTAATGATATATTCCAAGGACCCCAAAGACTTGGAAACGTACTTACAAATATTCCAGGAGATTATAAGTTAATTGATGGTGGAGGAGCACTACAAGTTGGATTTAGTGGTCCTGTTGCTGATCCAACAATAACTAATGACATAAACGCTAACAGTACTCCTAGAGGGGGAATTATTGTTAGTGTTGGATCAACAGAAGGTTATGGTTACCAACCTCTTGTTGCTGCTGGTGGAACAGCAACAGTTTCTGCCGCAGGAACTATATCATTTATCTCTATAGGAAATTCTGGATCTGGATATAGATCTGGATTACAAACGGTAAAAGTTGGTATTCAAACTCCAAGTTATGGACCTGCAAATATCAGCTATATTGGCATTGCAACAGTTCTTGACGGTCATGTAACAGGAGTTGCAATTACAAATCCAAAGGTATTCTATGTACCAAGAAATATATCAAATGTTGGTTATAGTTCATTAACAGGAGTTACTACAATCACAACATCAACTCCACATAATCTATTATTGGGAGATGAAATTGTAATTGCTGGAGCAGCATTTACTTGTGATTATTATCCACCTTTAGGTGTAAGTAGTGCATTCTATGACAATATAACTGGAATTATGACGGTAAGTACCGTTGGAATAACAACATTATCAATAATAAGTTTTGTTTATGATAACACAACAGGTTTATCTACAGTTACTACTTCACAACCACACAAACTAGTATCTCAAACTGCAATTGGTAGAAGTTTTAGTCTTGCTGGCATAGCAATGACTTGTGTTGGATATGGTCAAACCTTTGCTGTTTATGATTTTGTGTATGATGAATCTACAGGAATTTCTACAATTACTGTAGATGGAAATCATGGATTATTATCTGGAGATAACTTTAAGATTAGAGATCTATCAGTATTATCTGGAGTAACAACAACAATATTCCCTGATGGTTCTAGTGGATACATGTTTACTGTCGGTACAGTTGGAACAACTACATCATTTACTGCAAATATTGGTATTGGAACTACCACTTTAAGTTATATAAGTGGTGGAGTAATTCAAGTTGGTATTAATACTGACATATTCCCAGGAGATCCTACGGTATCTCCATTTGGTGATACATTCAGTGTCCTATCTGCACCAGATTCATATACACTCACATTTAATGCTGGCATATCTACTATTCAACATTTTTATATTAGTGGTGGTACATTAACTCTTGGTCATAAATTGAGAGTTGGATCTGACATTGCGCTTACTGGACTAGCATTTACATGTTCTTATGATGGCGGGGTTGGAATACTTACACATCCAAGAATTACAGATCCAGCATATTGTGGAACACCAGTAACCAAGATCAATAGCTTAACTGAATTTGAAGTTAATGTTGGGGTAACTACAGCAGAATCATTCTACAATTCTGGAGGAACCGTTGAAGAAATCGTAGTTCTACCTAGACAAAAGAATAATTCGGCGTCTGGTCAAGATTTAGCCGCAAACGGATCCTCCGTTATAAAGATTGTAGATGATTACACATTTATAGTAAATACTGGAACTTCTCAATATACTCATTTTTATAAGAGATGTGGTACAGTTGGAAAACCAGTAGAGGTTGTATTTGACAATCCATTATCTTATCAAAATATACCATTAATATACAGTCCTGGAGTTATTGGGTTTGGAACTGGGGCTACAGTAGATTTAGTTTCTAGTTTAGATTCAACCATATTAAATTTTGAGTTAAATAATTTTGGTTATGGATATGGTTCTGGTGAAAAACTTACGGTTGCAATTGGAGGAACAGTTGGAATCCCAACTTATGCTGGTATATCATCATATATCCCATTTGAACTTACTATTGACAGAACATATCAGAGTAAATTTGCAGGATGGAATGTTGGTGAATTTTTAGTTTTGGATAATATATCTCCATTTTTTAATGGAAGAAGAAGATTATTCCCACTAACATTGAATGGACAAAGTATTTCTTTCTTTGCAAAAGCAAATTCTGGTATTAATTTACAATCAAACCTACTTGTATTTGTAAATGATGTTCTACAAACTCCTGGAGAGGGTTATCAGTTTAATGGTGGTAGTACTATTAGATTTACCGAAGCACCAAAAGGATTAGTTGCTGGATTTAGTACAACTGGCGATACCGCAAAACTTTTAATGTACACTGGAACACAATCTATAGACGTTAGAACTGTAGATGTTTTACCATCAGTAAAAGTTGGTGATGATGTTCAATTGTATAGTGATGTTGATGCTACATTTACTGAAGAACAAAGATTGGTCATGGATGTAGTATCTGCAGATAAAATCGTTACAAACAACTATGGTGGTCAAGGTGTGACCCTAGATGAATTGTATTCAAGACCTATTAGTTGGTTTAAACAGACAGTAGATAAAATTATTGATAATAAATTTGTTGGTAAGGATAGAATTTATTATGAACCAGTTATAAATCCAAGTACAAATATTATAGAATCGGTTGGAATTGGATCTACTTATGTATTTGTAACTAATATTAGACCACTATTTGATGACTCTTTTGAGGGTATTCCTCTAACAGAAAGATCTATTATTGAAATAATATCACAAGAAAATTTAGATACTGCTACTGCAGTAGCAGTTGTTGGGTCTGGTGGATCCATAGCAAATCTAATACTTACAAATCCTGGGTATGGATATACTACTGCACCAGAAATAGTTATTCAAAAACCCTATGGTGATGGAACTCAAGCTACTGGAAGTGCTACAATTGGTGCTGGTGGTACAATAACTTCTATAAGTGTAGGAACAGGAGGAACAAATTATTATTATGGTCCTTTGGCATCTTTGACAATAAACCAACAGGGTTCTGGATTTCCACCAATATCTAACGACAACAACACATTCTATAATGCAAGATTAAAATCACAATCTGGAATTGGTAGACACGCAACTGCAAATATTCAACTTAGTCCATTAAATTTCAATATTGCTTCAGTATCAATTACTGATGGAGGAACAAATTATGCTGTTGGTGATATTTTATATGTTGACACATATGATAATGTTGGATTAGCTACCACTGCAAGAAAATGGGCATTAAAATCACCAATGAAGTTTACAGTAACATCTATAGCAGCTCCACCAGTATTAATTGCACCACCAAAAAGAAGAGTTGAGGAAGTTATTAGAGTAAATTATGAAGGAGACTATGGAATTATAGTTGGAGTTGCAACAACTTCTTGTGTTGGTGTAACTACTTGTTTAGGATTAGAACTAGACCTGTTTATTCCAATGGATTCTAGAATTAGAAAGTCTTTAAATATTTCTGTAACTGGAATAGCAACAGGATACTTATTTAACGTAATTGAATCTAATTTCGGCACATCTCCACAAACTTCTTTAAGGTCGGATGGATCTACATTAGGCATTTCTACACAATTTGTTAATATGACATTTGAATGTGTAAACTGGTACACTAAACAATCGGTAATACCAGCAGGAATTAGTGGATTAGCATCGACAGTTGGAATTGCAACTACTGTGACCACAGTTGTAGTGAAGTTACTAGATAATCCAGGAAACAATCTTGTTGGATTTGCAACAACAGCATTTTATGGTAAATATACTTGGGGTAAAATAAATATGCCAACAAGAATAACTCCACAAGAGTTTTCCGCTCAGCATGGAACTAAACAATCTGGTATTGGAACAAACCCAATTATAAGAAGAAAGAACCCATTAAAATATTTGGGTTACATTAGCTAATAAATAAAAGATATAGAAGTTTATTTCCTAAAATGGCAGCAATTATAACTGATTTGTTGAGGGTTAAGAACGCAAGGAGTTTTATTGATAAAATTAGAGACCCATCTAATTCATATTATACATTCATTGGATTGCCAAATGCAACGGAAGTCCAATCGAATTGGAATACCACTCCACCATCTCCAAGAGATTGTTTTGATGATACCAATTTTTATTGGGATACAATGATTGCATTGAAAAAAATTGCTGCTGACGATATTAGACCTGTTGTGAGAAAAATATTGTGGGCATCTGCAACAATTTATGATATGTATCGCCATGATGTAAATAGAAATAATTTATCCAAACCTTCAAATAAAACAAGTTTATATTCTTCCAATTATTTTGTAGTTAATAGTGAATTTAGAGTTTATATTTGTTTAAATAATGGAATTGACCCAGAAAACCCAAATGGAAGACCTTCGCTTGATGAACCAAAATTTACAGATTTAGAACCAAGAGCAGCTGGAACTAGTGGTGACGGTTATATTTGGAAATACCTTTATACTATCAGCCCAAGTGATGTAATTAAATTTGATTCTTTGAATTTTATTCCACTTCCAGTTGATTGGGAAACAAACGCTGATTATGTTCCAGTAAGAAATAATGCTGAAACCAGTGGACAGTTAAAAACTGTAACTATAAAAAATAGGGGATACTTAGTTGGACCACCAAATACAACATATACTAGAGTTCCGATCAAAGGAGATGGTAATGGTGCAGAATGTACTATAGTTATTAATAATGATGCAAAAGTTGAATCTGTAACTATATCAAATGGTGGAAGTGGATATACTTACGCAAGTGTTGATTTAATTGGAGGTAACGTCCCGACTGGTTCTTTAACTCCAGTATTCGATGTTATAATACCACCTCCTGGTGGTCATGGATATGATGTTTACAAAGAACTTGGTGCGACTAACGTATTAATATATTCTAGAATTGAAAATGACGAACAAAACCCAGATTTTGTTACAGGAACATCAATCGCTAGAATTGGTATTGTAGAAAATCCAGAGGCATTTGAATCGACAACTGTAATTACGGAAGATAGGGTAAGTGCAGTATATGCTTTAAAATTGAAAGGACTAGCTCCAAATGTCGATGACTATAGATCAACCACATTCTTAGAAAATTCTTATATAACCCAAACAGTTGGAACTGGTGCAACAGCAATTGCACGAGTAATTTCTTATGATGCCCAAACTGGAGTGTTAAAATATTGGCAAGATAGATCTCTTGTTGGGTTTAATACTGATGGAACTCAAAGACTAAATCCAACCTATGGGTTTAAGTTAAATCCATTTACAGCAACTCCAACTACTGGAGGATCTTTAAGAATTGTGGGAGGATCAAAGGACTTATATATTGATGATGGATTTGGATCAGACAATACTCCTGGTATCAGTACTGTCATAAATAATAAAACATACTACTTAGGACAAACATTTATCAAAGGAATAGCATCACCAGAAGTTCAAAAATATTCTGGTACAGTCCTATATGTAGATAATAGACCATCTATTACTAGATCGGTAAATCAAAGAGAAGATATCAAAGTTATTTTGCAGTTTTAACAAATTATGCCACAGGAAACTAATTTAAACGTATCCCCATATTTTGATGACTTTGATCCTAATAAGGGGTTTTATAAAGTATTGTTTAAACCTGGATTGCCAATTCAATCTAGAGAATTAACATCTTTACAGTCAATTCTGCAAAATCAAATTGAACAACTAGGTACACACCTATTTAAAGAAGGATCTGTTGTAATTCCAGGTCAAATTAACTACAACAATACTATTTTTGCCGTAGAGGTAGAAACTGATTATCTTGGTGTACCAATTTCAAGTTATGCTATAGATTTAGTAAATGTTTATATAAGAGGTCAAAATTCAAACGTAAAAGCAAAAATTGTTTTTAGCGTAGGTCCAGAGTATTCTCAAAGAGGTTACTATACATTATTTGTAAGTTATGTTTCTACTGGTATTAATGGAAAAGAAGTTTTTGATGATAACGAAACATTAACACTAGAATCTAACTTATCATCTTCTGTTATAAACTTTCAGTCTGGACAGGGATTTGCTATAACTGCAGCAACTAATTCAACATCTATAGGTTCTGCGGTATTTTTATCTGAGGGTGTTTATTATTTAAGAGGAACTTTTGTAAAAGTTGATGCTCAGACTTTAATTTTAGATGCACACAATCAATTTCCAACTTATAGAGTAGGATTGGAAATTTTTGAAGATATAATTACATCTGGATTCGATTCAAGTTTAACAGATAATGCTAAAGGTTTTAATAACTATGCAGCTCCAGGAGCAGATAGATTAAAAATAACAGCAGTTTTAACTAAGAAACCATTAGAATCTGATAAGAATGAAAATTTTGTTGAATTGTTAGTTGTTAGAGATGGTAACATTCAACATATTGAGGATAAAGTAAAATATAAACCATTAACACCAACAGATTCTGAGATAGATATATTAGAATTTTTTACCAGAACTGCTGAACCAGTTTGTTCTATG